GTGCAGGCTGTCTTATAACCGTGTTCGATATACATGGGATTATTCCCTTCTTCTTGTTTGCTCGTATGAGCTAAGTACTCTTGATATATCTTTTTCCTTTCCTCCCTATTTCTACATGCATAACCAGGTTCATAGTATTTCATGTGTTCGTTATAGCTAGTCCAGTCCATCATAACAGTATATCCAAAAAGAGACCCCGGCCTGCGTTAGCGGTACCGGGGTCAGTTTACCTAGAGGCCCAAGGCGGGGGCCGGCCTCTAGGAGTTAGAATGGAAGATCAGTCCTCGTCGGCGTCATCTTTATCGTCGACTTCCTGGACGAGTTCACCCGTCGGGTCAACTTTGATCTTGACTTCGTTACCTTCTTCGTCGAGGCCGAGGATGAAGTGATCCAGGCCCACAGTTTCGATAGCCATGTCATTCATGGTTCTTTCCTTCTTTGGGGCTGTATGCCCTAAGTATTATTTATTTCATTTCCTTGTTATGGAAATCTAGTATGTCTTGTATCTGTTGTAGTAGTGCTTGATATTGATTACTCCTATGTTGATAAGCTAGGAAGACATCGTCATCAATCATCATCGCTTTCGTTTCCGTTTAGTCGGGGGTTGTCTGATGACATTAGCATGCTCAGAAACAACCCGAGTGGGAACACGGTCAAGGCTACCAGTCCTATGGTATCCAAGGTGGTCAAGTTCTTTCTTGTCTCCTTTGTGTACTCGTCCTGCCTTGAGTGCTTTGCGTCGGGCTCTATTCCGAGCTTCTCGACGTTTGACTTGCGTAGGAGCTTCCTCATAGGCAGTCTCTTTCCTGTAATTTCTAGCCACCTTCTTTTGTCTTAGCTCCTTTCACATATATTGTTACGGGACATATCTCGTCCTTGATGTTGTGCCAATCGAAGTCAATCTCCAAGACTTCATCGTGAGGCTTGATTACGTTCAGAGTATACAGCATCGGCATCAAACCGTCCCTGACATTAGCCAGGGATATCTCTGACTTGATTGGCTGGGATGACTGCTTCCTCTTGCGAGCCAGATACCGTGATCCTAAGCTCATCTTCGAGTTCCTTCGCCTCGATCTCCTGCTTCCTGTGACGGATGGCTGATCGTTTGGATTTATTGTCAAAGGATTCCTTTAAGTGTTTAAGTCTAAGACGTTCAGCCCTAGAGTGTGGATGTTTAATCATCGAAGTCTAAAGGTTTAATTGTTGGTAGTTTAATATACTTCTCTTCAACTAGGAACTCTAAGCATTCTTCAGTAGTCTTATCATTCAGTTCAAGCAGTTCTTCCAAGGTATATACGTTGAGTAAGGTATCATAGTTCATTGGGCAGGGAAGTAATACAATCCTAATCCTAGATCTATTGCACCCATAACAATTGCTCCAGCTATAAACCAGAACAGATCATTCTTCCAACCACTCATCAGGTATATCTCCTATTGCATATGGGAAGCCATGCTTCACACACCATTTAACGGCGGACTTGCTATGTGAGTAAAATAGTAGTCTGATGTCAAGCTTGGGATTAAGCTTTTTAACAGCAGCCATCTTGCGCTTAGCTTCGGGTCTAAAGTGTCCTTTGGTTTCAACATAGATCTTACCGTGTGGGGTAGTGATAATGAAATCAGGTATGTAGTGTCCACTGATTAGGTAAGGTACTTTCTCACCTTCATACTTAAACTTAATCTTCTTCTTCTTGAGGCTAGCGTATATACGTGCCTCGAATTTATTGCGCATCAGTTATTATACACTACTCTACCATACTTGTCTAGCTCTGTGACTTCTGGTCTTCGGACAACTCTTGTGAGGTATCTGACCCCATCAGAATATCTGAAGGCTCGAAGCTGTGGACGACACTGGTACTTAAACGGGTTATAGCTGCCTCTAATGCCCAGTCTATAGTTTCCAGACTTTCCATCGGGAACTTCTTCACAAGTGCATTGCGGAGGGCTATCAAGAGCGATGACATCTCTATGATTTCGAATTCTTTCTCTAATACTTTCCGGGCGCGCAGTATGCTCATATAAACACATATGTCCTAATTGTTTGTCGATTGCTAATAGATAACCAGATGTCTTATTGGTTACCAGTGGATCACCCAAGGAGCCCACAATATACCCATCAAGTTGATCAAGATAACCGAAGCCATCATCGGATGCGATTGAACCGTCTTTGAACTTTTGGAAAGCACGGCTGCTAGCAGACTTAACATCAACGACGTTCCCGTCGATGACACAATCGCGATGGCCGACGACCCCATCAACAGATACAGCATCTTGCTCTCCTGTTACATCATGCCCGGCTGCCTTAGCCATGGCGATTACAAGACATTCAAGTATGTGTCCGTAGGTGTATTTGATCCTTGCCCAGGGAGGGAGAGGTTCCGCAGCCAATGGGGTATGTACCGAGTGCCACAGCTGACACGGGCACTGTGTTCCCAGACCGCTAAGACGTAGTCCAGTCCTTTGTTGCGGACTGAAGGATCCTTGGAGTTTAATAGTGAGTTCAGATGTGAATTTAGTAGCGATGTCACTTGTCAGCCAGTTCTCTTCGTTGCCTACCAATCGGTAGATGTCCTGTATTAAGGTTTGTATCTTCACTGTATGCCCACAGACCTAGCCATTACCTTAGCTATCTGAAGCAGACCGAAGACGTAGATAATGCCTACTGGTGGGAAGACAAAGAAGATAATGATTGTCCTCTCAGCAACAGACCTCTTACCCCACCAGCTCTGGACAGGGTCTTTCTTCTTGTTAGCTTCTTCTGCTTCCTTCTTCAAGAACTTCTTCCACTTCTTGTATATCTTCAGATCATCCATTGGTACTGTATCTCGACGTCGACCAGTGAAGAAGTCATCAGGGTCGACCAGCATAATCTTCTTCATGACACGTACTCCTTGGCCTTGTGGGGTAGGCTCAAACATGGCCTACCCCTGTGCCCTGTTATTATTAGGGAGGTCTTGGTTTCTGCTGAGAGGAACGGATGTGTCTCACGTTGTTCTCCATCATCAGCTAGAGGGATTTCATCTGCGACTGGCGGTCTCGTCGACCATGTCATTGCCCATCCAACGTATGCTTGGTTATTCACTTCAGCGGTACGTCTGGTCACAGCGCTGCCTGGTGTGCCTGACCGGTGATCTTTACGTACGGCACTACCCCTACCAATGCAGGTAGTCTATCTTGAGCCAAAGGATTAACAATCCTTGCTCCACATTACATTCCGGAGGCGTTCCCGCGTCGTACATACTGCCCGTAGGCCTGGAGGTTAACGGTATCCAGTGTACAGTCATCGAGTTTGTAATGCTGCTTCTGCGCGATCCAGATACACAGGGTCGTCTGGGGCAGGTTCAGAGTATGCCTTGCTCGAACAGTGTAATCAGTGGGGTCACAGAGGTTGAGAAGTATCTGCTACCCTTAACGCTATAGTTCGTCGGGTCTCGCTTTTATCATGGTCCTACTACATTACGACCCACAGGCAGGATTCGAACCTACATCTACCCGTTTCACGGGGTTACTGAAGCATTACCAGACTAGGTGTATCCACATACCACGTGGTAGTACAACCATTGCCGCCAGTCTCCGTCCCACGGAGGAAGGGAATCGAACCCTTCAGCTTAGTCCTTTCTGCTACTTTGTGTTATCGCTTCAGACCATTAGCCATTTAAGGCAAGACCTTTACCCTCATGCGCGCCCTCTACAGAGGTTATAGCACTATGCACCATAGCCCTAGCATGCGCGACGTCTGTTTGCTATCTACCACCCTTGTGCTTATGAGACACAGGTATGGTTGTATGTCGGATCCATTGGAAGATTATTTCGCGTGTCCCCTACCGGTCCGTGAACACACGGTCTCACACTCGGGGAGTTGCTAGCAGAAGAATCGAGTCACCTCATCAGGATACTTAGCCTGGCATCTTCTTAGTCGGACATACTTGGTTCATTTCCTCTCAGGCTATACCTGAGGACACAGCCCGGTACCTGAATCCGGCAGGAGGGTGGGGTTGCTTACTCCTTAGTAAGCTTTCCTGAAGCGGGGAGGGTTCATGCTGTGAATTGATTAGAACAAC